CAGGAGCATTCGCTGTATCTGCCGTCAATCGACGGTGGCGGCAAGTGCATCTGGGTGGTCGAGGACTACGCTGACATCCGGGAACTGCTGGCAGAGGAGTTGCGCAGCACGGGTTTCACCGTGGTCACCTCGCCTGATGGCGCGGACTTTATCGAACGGATGCGAGCGCCCGGGGTGACGATGCCGTCAATGGTGCTGACCGACAGCCTGATGCCAGGCGTCGATGGCACGGCCGTGCTGCATGCCGTGCGGGAACAATGGCCCGAGGTTCCCGTGGTGCTCCTGTCCGCCACGCAGCAGACCATGGAATCCATGGGGGCGGCAAAGGACGAAGGCTTCGATGCCAGCCTGATGAAGCCGGTGAGCTTGGTCGATTTGCGCATCACGCTGGCACATCTGCTGGGAATCGAGGCCAGGGATGCCGACCCGAGCCCGCTGCCTCGAGTCTAGGTTTTTTTCCTGTTCCCCCAGATGTTCCCCGGTCAGGACTGCGCTGCCAATGTCGGGCCTGGCCCTTCCTGCAACTCACGCCCCTCTGGGGGGCCCATGACAAAGCCCGCCTCGGAATGTCCTCGGCGGGCTTTGAAAGTGGTTGTCGGATTCGAACTCTCCTATGAGAAACGACTGAAAATTGGACGTTGTACCGCATTCTGTACCCCCATAAGCAGCACGATACCCAACATTTTAGGGTGTCGCATCAGGCCCGGCATCGAGGCAGCAGCGCCTTCAGGGCCTTGAGGTAGTCGCCGCGTCCGATCTGCTCGCGCTGGCGGTCGTGCGCGCGACCAGGAACCACAAACCCGGCACGGGGCCGGGTCGGGGGGGGGTGATGGGTGCCAGCCGCGCACCACGCCAATGCGGTGCCGCTGGCTGTCGGGGTTGTTCGTCATCTGGCGGTACTGACCGACTGATCCGCCTTGCTTACCTCTGCTGCGAGTTGCAGCAGTCGCCAGTCTTGCCAAGGACGAAGGATAAACGTCCTTAGGGCTTCTGGTCTGGGTGCGTCCGCCTGGGATGACGCGAACGCACCGCCACAATCTGTCATCAGCGCACCGTGGCGCAGAAACTGGCGTTGACGCGGTAGGGTACGGTCAGTGGTGCGCTCTGCATTAGCAGATAGCGCACGGCCGGGTCTTCCTCGGTCCAGGACTTCGCAAAGTAGGGCATGGCCTGCAGGCCGGCGGCTTCGTCCTTGATCGCCCCATAGACTCGGGTGCCCATCAGGTCGGGACTGGTCACGATCACGGTATTGGCCGGCAGGTAGGGCGTCAGTTGGCCGCTGTCGGGGTCTTCGTACCAGCCGGTATAGACCCAGATATCCAGATCGCCGATGTTGCCCATGTAGCGGCCCCCTTCGCCCGTCACGGTCGGGTTGAGCTGATCGGCACCACGGAAGCGATCGAGCAACTTTTCACCTTGACCGATGTGATGAACAGCTTCCAGGCTTCGATGTCCATGATCACGGTGTTGGCGACCGTGCCGGACTTCTCGGAAACCAGCAGCGACCAGGCTTGAACATCATCGATCGGCTCGATGCCGATCTCTCCCCAGCGTCCCGCGCCGGCGAGAAACCGGGTCAGGCCTGGATCTCTGCCGAAGTTCACCTCGGTGGTCGGGTACAGATCGCCGCTGACGGTCACTTTCCCAGTCCGCAGGGCCTCGATGGCCATGACTTCTTGACGGCGAGCCAGCATGGCAATCTGATCTTGCAGCTCATTGGCCAGGGCCAACTGAATGCGCTGCGCCGGAGCTATGTCGCCCCCGATGCGTTCGCCGATCTGGCGCTTGAAGGGGCGGTCTGGATCGAATATGCGCTTGTCCTTGACATAGGCCGGCTTGAAGGTCTTGGCCTGGTAGCCACGCGATTGCACGACTTGTCCCGCCACGATGGGCGCGACGAAGGGCGCCAGACGGCGGCTGCCGCTGTCCACGTCGAAGTGGATCTCCTCGCTCGTCTCGGTCTGGATCGCGCGGAAGAAGCTGTTAAGGATGAAGGGTTCAGGGCTCGCAAGCTGCTGGACAACTTGCCCCAATACGCCAGTATGGAAGATGTTCATTTGTCCTCCTGGGTGGCGTTCTTGAATCCGGCGATCGCCAGCACCTGGTCGGCTAGTTCTTGCTCGGTCCTGGGTTCACGTGGAGGCTTCGACATCTGGATACCAGCCGCAGCCAGTGCCTCGCCTGCCAGGCGGTCTGCTTCAGCGGCTTCGGCGGCCGTCATGGGGGTTGCACTCATTTGGACATGGCTCCAATCAGTTCTTGTGTCGAGTGGCCGAATACGGTCTGAACGGCATTTCCGTTCTCGTCCATCTGGGTGACGGTGGGGGTTTCGCTTGTAGCGGGTGCCTGGTGGCTCGCCTTGGGCTCGAAAAACGAATCTGGCACCAGCGGTGACAGCGCCATGTTGATCAAGCCGGCGAGCTGTGCCTTGGCCTGGCGGCGCTGTTCGTGCAACTCGACCAGCTCGTCAACCAGGCGCTCGTGATCTGCCTTGAGTTGATCGATGCCTGTCCCGTCCTCTTGCGCTCCTGCATTGCGGGCGGCCTGCAGTGCCCATGCCTGGATCTGTTCATCGGTCATGGTCAGCGCCAGGATCTCGG